AGGATAGGACTTGGACCACGTCCTTTTCGTCCATTGGTGTAATCCGTGCAACGCAGATAACGAGGAGTGTCGTTGTTCATCTTTACTTGAGCCAACGAACGAAGTGCAGTTTCCACAATAGTAGCAGTTGGTTCTTGTCCGAATTCAGGAGCGAGATTCAATGCAAGGTTGTAACGAATGGCTTGTTCGTAACCTGGTGGGAATGCAAGATCTTCACTGATGTTATTGAACTGATGCAGTTGTTTGTCAGACCAGATAACAGCTTCGTATGTCGAATTAGGAACAGGCCAGAAGCTGAGTTTGATGTTCGGATACTCGTTGTTGATGTAAACCGTTGTCGGAATTGGACTATTGATGGTCTTTGCTGTGATTGCAGCTCGTTGAGCATCATTCAGAATCTGAACAGGAGTATCAACCGGCGTACCTGATCCTTGTGCAAAACGAACATAGACGTAATTCACATGAGTTGGGCGATCAGTAACCCAATCGCCCGTTGGTCCCATGGTGTAATCCATCTGGTTGGGAACGAACGTGAATACTTCTGTTGTTGTTTGGTAGATAGTGAGATCCTGGACCGACCAGGATTCGAGCATAGAACGAAGCGAATAAACTGCTGTCGTCATTTGGGCTGCACTAGGTGCTCGACCTGGTTGTGTGACACCAAGCAAACGAAGAGCGCCAGTACAAACATCGCGGACGGTAAAACTCATTGGGGATACCTCAATTACAGAGTATTTACAAGATGAAAAAACATCAACCAAATGAATGGGGGTACCCATTACGAGTACCCCCAAGAGCTGGTTTGTATTACTCAGCCAGACCGTGGTCAATCAGCATTTGACGAATTGCATTAACCAGAGCCATGGTTTCAGCTGCATCAGTTGCTTCAGCAGGCAGAGTTTGCTTGCCAACACCATCAGCACCGAAGAAACCCAGTGTGTCGTCAGCCAGACCGACGATTGGGTTAGGAGCAACCAGAGTTGTGACGTCAGACGTCTTGGTTGCTGGAGTAGAAGAACTAGACATTGTATGATTCCTTTGTTAGAGGTGGGGATTGCTCCCCACCAAGTTTGATTATCGGACAATAACTCCGCCGAGTTGAGGACGCATTGCTACGAAGCCCGACAAGAGATCTAGGCGATGTAATTCGCTAAAGTCACGGATGTCGTAACCAGCGGTGTAAGTGATGTTGATACCGGTTTCATCATCAGCACTAACAGTACTGATAACACCCATACCAGCCTTAGGCATCGCAAAGCGAGCATAAGCAACACCGAACGCATCTTCGTCGAAGCCGAGGTTTTGTTCGAATGTAGCACCACCAGCACCCAGCATGTTGATAGCAGCGTCATCAGCAGGCAGAGCACTCACGTTCTGGTACTGAGGATCTTCAGGACCGACCATAGCTGGGCTGATCTTGACAGTCTTAGTAGTCGAAGCAGCGGAAGCAGCGGTCACGACGAACTGTTGCAAGTAGCTGTAAGGTTGCTTGGTTTGTGCGTTCACAGCGTAAACACCGTTGATCGTGAAGCGATCACCAACGTTCAGAGTAGAACCAACGCCCCAGGCCTTGGTGACCAGTTCAGAACCTGATTGATCATCACCGTCAACCTTAGGCGAGCCAGAGAAGTTACCGTTGGTGTGCGAAGGCATGATCTGTGTACGGTACCAGTCGAAGCCCATTGCGTTAGCAACGAAGCCCTTCAAGTTTTGTTCACCGATACGCGATTGATCGTTGAACACGTTCACGTTCAGAGCAGCGGCCAACTGAGCGAAAGCTGGTGTAGTGATCAGAGTTTGCATGTCTTCTGTTGCCAGAGAGTCAGCAAGACGAACAGCCAACGAACCAACGAGGTTGTTCACCGAGACAGCGTCAGTGGGCGAAGAACCAGGAGTACCAACTGCGTTGAAGACAGCTTCAGAAGCTTTCTTGAGGTTGTAGTTGTCAATCTGGTTAGCAGCGGAAACCATAGCTGGCTTGATGATACGATCGCTGAACATGTCGATAGACAGTGTCAGGTCTTCAGTGCTCATTTGCAGCGAACGGTTGACCCAGTTTTCCAGGGTGATAGGCACGACCTTTTCTTGAATGCCTTGTGCTTGAAAAGCAGAGCCAGTAGCGAACTTGTACTGAACAGGCAGACGCAGAGTGTAGGTGTCACCGATCTTGTTGCCACCCACGCCGAACTTGTCGGAGTAGTTGTGCTTGATGGTGCGGCTGAACTTCAGCCAGTTAGTCAGAATGCGCAGAGCTTCATTGCTGATTTCTGCATTGGTACGAAACGTATTTGTCGTCATGATAAAAATCTCGTTTTATCGGCGAGCCTTGAGTTGTTCTTCGCGCATCTTCTTCCAAGCTTGGTAGTCATTTGCTACATCAGCTTGAGTTTTACGAGCGACCGGAACAGCACCTGGTTGAACCATTGATGGAGGGTTCGGAGCAGCCGATGGTTTTGGTACTGGCTTAGTTTCAGCTTTGGCTTTCGCGTTAGCGTTCGCCTTTGCTTCTCGTTCGGCCAGAAGCTTAGTCTCTGTACGAGCGAACTCAACAAGTTGAGCGCTCTTTGAAAGACCAGCAACACGTTTTGCTTCTTCGGGGTGAGTGGCGTAGTAGTACGAGATCTGAGGACCAACTTCGGATTCCAACATGAACATCACTACCTCTTTATCAGGTTGTGGCACGTTGTAAGAATTCAGGTCTTCCAGAGCCTCTTGGTACTCCTTGAGATCGATTCCGGACTCTTGAAAACGACGACGGAAACCGTCTTCAACTGAAGCCATACGAGCTTGTTCATCGCGTTGCTTCAGTTCCTCTTGGACCAAATAGCGGTTGTGTGCCATTTGCCATTCAGTGTAAGTATCGAAATCCTCGAGTTGTGGCTCACCAGAACTTTGAACCTTAGCTGGTTGCTGTTGTGCTTGAGTCCCACGGAGGGATTCAAGTTCACGACGCAATGCCTGGATCTCTTGTTCCTGTTGCGCACTCTTGCGAGTAAAACGATCGATTCGTTTCTGAAAGTCCGAACGACGTTTGCCGTCTTTCCCCTTTTCACCTTCAGTCTGATGATCGCCATCATCAGTTTCATCTTCGGCGTGAAGATCTTCAGGTTCGACATCAGCAGAAGCTGCGTCTGTCTGTTCCGGTGCTGATTCGGTTGTTGCCTCTTTTGCTTGAGATTCAGCTTCCTGATCGTGGCCACTCACAGGTTTAACTTCTTGCTCGTTAGCAATGGGCGCAGCGTTTGAGGTGTTACCCTCGTCATTGACGTTTGATACGGTTGTTACCGCCATGTTCAATCCTTTCTGGATGGTTAAGCCGCAGAGTCTGCTGCGTTCAGGCTGATTCATCAGCGTGGTTATTTACACCATCAGGTTTCAGCTACCTTATTCTTGATCTTCTGGGTGATCAGGTTCCTTGGGTTCTTCGCGTACTTCAATCGAACCATGCATCTTGTGAGCTTGTTCCATCATGGAGTCCTGAAGATCACCAGCTGCCTTGATAGCGGATACGGACACCTTTGCTTTCTCAGCTTCAAGTTGCTTTAGCCTGATCTCGTAGTCGAGCTTGATCTTGATTGCTTCTTGAACCGCTTTCTGTTCAGCCATTTCAAGTTCGCGAAGCTTGATGTCGTACTCGAGCTCAGCTTTTTGTGCTTCAACTTCAGCTTTCTGGCGCAAAGCAGCGTTCTCGTGCTTCAGAGCAGTAAGCTCTTGCTTCAAGGACTCACCAATCTGAATGGCTTGTTCAAGTCCTTGTTGCATGTCGTTTGCTTTCTTGATAGCTTGGGCTGCCTTGACTTCGGAGTCGATGTTATCATCACCAGCTTCACCCGTTGCTTCACGAAGACCAGGGTAATTCATGTCAACATCAGCTTTCAGTCGCTTTTCGATGATCTTAGCCATAGGCCAGTCCATAGCACCAACAATGAGGTCCATGAACAACGGCAGCTTGTCTGGTGCTGCACGACCAAGTTCCATCATGGAGTCCAGAGCTTCTTGGCGCTTAGTGGTGTAGCTCTTACCAGTACTGACCTTGACATCGTACTTGCCAACTGTGAGGTCATGTTTCTTCTCACCAATGTCACCAAGTGTAGGTGAATCGTGGTACTTGCCAATAGCAACCAGTTCTTCTTCACCAGTAGGCTTGACGATCTTGATCATGCGTTCAGTATCGTAGTAATACGGAATGATGTCAACCAAGATGCGACCGCAGTGCTTGATACTACGTTCAAGGTTCTTGGAGTAATGGCTGTTAGTTGTCTCAGATTGATGTTGACGAGCCAAGATCGCTTTACCGCTTTCCTCGCCTGGCATGTTGCCCAATTGAGCATCAAAGACACCAGTAACCGCTTTCATGTCTTCCGCGAAAGCTGCACGAGTCATAGCAACAGCTTGGATAGCTGGTTCAGAGTTCATGCGTTGTGGCAGAGGAGCTGGTTTGCCGTCAACTTGAAAGGGATTGACTGGCAGGAACGGAATGTTCGCGTTGTTGCTTTGTTCCCAGATGTCTTCGTAGTTTTCGATACTACCAGCGTAACCAACAAACGGTGCCTTCGGAGCAAGAGCAATGGTTTCGATCTGAAGGTTAGCTTGGATGTTGTAGACCTTCTGAGGATCAACCATAGGACGAACAATGCCCATGATCACTCGTTTCTGGTCTGTGTAAACGTAATCACCACGTACTGGGATGATAGGGATGTAACGGCCCTTCCATTCAGTTTCATCCAAGACTTCAACACCGTTACAAACATAGCACTTGATCTTGATCTCAAAGGTATCACGTTCTTTGACGATTCGCTTCACTAGACCCGTACCAGTACCAGCTTCTAGCTTGGTCATCTGGTATTCAATGTCCATGTCTTCTTCATCAGGTTTGGCTTCAAGTGTTTCCAAGTGAACTGGTTGTCCACTCAGGATGTCAACTGTTTCTACTAAGTAGATCTTCTTCTTTTCGTACTCTTTCTTCCAGTACTCCATGACACGGACCGTTGTGTTGTTCGCGAAGTCCACCAAACCATCAATGGACTTCAACCAACCTGGCTGTGACATCATGTCCGCTAGTTTGCTTTCACCGTAACGGTTCTTGTATTCCTCAGGGCTCATGTCCTGAAAGACCAAGCAGTAATTCGCATCCTTACCATCAGGTTCTACGGAGTTCGGATCCCACAGAACAGCAAAGGGGTTGTCAATGCTCTTAATAAACAGCTCTTGGTCAAACGAACCTTCGTCAATGAAACGAGCACCAATACGGAAGTAACCGACACCAATGGCTGTCTGGTAGAAACCAGCATTGAAGTACGCATCTGATGCGTTGGAGTCTTGTTCGACTGCTCGGATCAGACCATTGATTACTTCAGCTGTTTCGTAGTCCCCATCAGAAGCCGGACTGACTTCAATAGCTGGCATGTTTTCGCGCATCTGGTTTGTGATGACGCGAAGAGTAGGTTGGATGCGGTTTACCACGAAGCAAGGGCGACCGTTGTCTTCTCGTTGCTTCATTTCGTCAGCCGTGAATTGCTTGCCGACCACGTAATCGAGATCTTTCTGTTGAAGTTTACGGTTCTCACCCTCGATGTCCATGATCTGAATGAACTTTTCGCGTGCTTCTTCAGCAATTGGATCGATAGTAAACAGTGGTTTCTTCTTTGCCATTGGCGATTCCTCAAATACGATGTATTTACAGGTGGTTTAACCTATGAATTTAGGCTTAGTTGTGCTGAATCTATTGATCCTTGGTCTCAAGTTCAGAACTTCTTCCATCAAGGGTTCCATGTTCCTCAGCTCTTGTTCCGTGGGGTACTGGGAAGTGTTTGCGTGCCACCAGGTACAAACGGCTTCGATGATGCAATCACGTTTCAACGAGTCATCATCTTTGAGGTACGGATCTTCTCTCAGCTTCTGGTGCTTGAGATCAATAGCGATCTTCTGAATGACAGCTAGTTCTAGTGCGTTCATGATCAACCGATGAATTTACCGGGTTTGAAGTTCCAAGTACCACCAGGTTTCAGTTCCGTGGTAGCGATGTCACGTCCCATGATTGCGTATCGCCAAGAATCCATCAAATGGTCGTTCTCTTTGACTATCTTGCCTTTCTCATCACGTCTGTACAAACGAATTTCGTTCATAAAGTTCGTGCAAGTACTGAAGACCTTGATCTGTCCTTGGCTCAATAGCTGCCATACGGTGTAGATACCTGATTCGACTGCCTTATCTGCGTTCTGGATCTTTAGACCTAGATCTTTGTACATCTGCATCAGGTTTTCACCGTCTGTTTGGGTTCGACCGTTTGCAGCGGAGTCAATCACACCAGGGATCCATTCACCTCTTGCTCTGATTGCAGCGGCATGGACACTTGGTTCAGCTTCGCCCATGTAGTGCTCGGAGTACACGTAGATGAGGTTCGTATCAGGATCGATTGCCAGCCACACAGCAGCGGTTCGTTTCCAGCCAACATCAAGACCGTACATCTTCTTCCAGTGCTTGGGGATCTGAATGGGTTCGATCACGTAAGTGGATTCAGGCACAGGGTAGATCACACCAGAACCAAGACTTGGCATACCCTTTGAACGAGCTTCTCGTTGGTAAGGAGGAATACTCGCCCACAGCATCTTTTTGTCAGCGTCTGACAGGTGAGGAGCGTCATCCCAAGTAGCATTCACGGAGAACTTTCCTTCACCAACTTCCTTGGATTCAGTGGTAAAACCAATCTCACCGTAGAAGTTCTTGATAACCGGTGTCAATCCCTTCAAGGGAGTGAAGGTCATCATAAGGATGTCAGCTTCGGGGTTGTTCTCAATACCTGAATCGTCCATGGTACGAGCCAAACATTCTACATAGATGTCTTCTGGGCATTCTTCGTCAATCCAGATGCTTCGTTTTGAGCCCTGAAAAGCAGCTCGTCCTGATTGAGCGGACTTGAATTCAACCGTACTAAACTTACCGCTTTTGTGCTTGACTCTGAACGAACTAACCAAGGTGTCGCTCTTCGTGGCATCTTTCAGAGTACTGAAATCAAGTTTGCTCTTAGGGATGAAACCTGTTCCGAATTCCCCAATCTTACCAAGCAAAGCTGGTTGAACTGTTGCTTTGATGGTGTCGGAGTCCACGCAAACCACCCACCAATCCTGTGCTCGTGTGAACTTCTTACCAGTCCACCAGTCAGGATAGATCCCGGTGAGATGCATGGTCAGCTCGCATTCAGCTACCGTACTCTTACCAATACGGTTAGCAGCGATGAAGTTTCGTTGACGGAACTGAAGCCCAGAGGCCATGAACTCATGGTGCTTGGGATACAAGTTCCGGTCTTCGAAGAACCGCAGGAACCTCGTCTCCTGTTCATGGGATTCGAGGTTCTTCAGTAACATCAGTAGTTCAGCTTTACTTGGTGTCGCCATTGGTGTTCTGGTTGCGTNNCGGCGTTCTGGTGCTTTCTTGCGTGCTTGTTTCTTGATCTCTTCGATCAGATCCTCACGTCCATCACGTTTCAGGATCTCAAAGAGTTGTTCTTGGTTAGGGATCTTTGGCATCTTAGATCCCCTTCAGATCTTTTGCCAGGACGATACCTGATTGAGTGATCATCTCTTGGACTTCAGGTGTCAATTTCTCGAAGTCCTTGCCTTCTTCATAGGTGATTCTTGGCTTCGCGCACGCCAATACATCATCAACCATGTCTTCGCGGACGTACACTCGGAACCTGAAGAAGCTCTTCTTGTCGTCTTTCTCACCGTGTGGGTACCAGAAGAATGCTTGCCACATGCCTTCAGCCAGAACACAAGCCAGTTCATAGGGTTTGGTGTTATTCAGTTCAATTACTGATGGGCGTTCTTGGACTCTGCGGTTGATGAGGAGTGATCCTTTGTCGAATTGAGGATTCACTCCTTCAAGGGTGACCGGTACGAACTTGTATTCAGATGTTTTCATGTTTCCTTCCTTCATGGATTGGTTTAGTCAGCTTTGCCGAATGTCTTCCTGGCTAGTTCCTGGATCTTTGCCATCAGTTCTTCTTCAGTCATGGTTGTATCCTCGACTTCAGGTTTCTCTGTGGTGTCCATTCGTGCTTCTGGATCGTATCTGCTGAGGAACCACACCAAGGCGTTGAAGTGCTTAGGGTGTTTTGGATCATCAATGATGTTGATCAAGTGGTCTTTTACGTGATCAATTTGGATCATCTTCGCGTTCTGGAGGATGAGTTTGATGTCTGGATTATTCTTCTTGAGATTGTACCAGGTATTGATACTGATTCCCAATCCTTCTGCCATCATTGGCTGAGTGAACCTTTTCTCTGCCATTCTGGTTATCAGATCCAAGACCTCTGGTGTTACAACAAAATTCTGTTGGTGGTATTTCATAAAATCTCCTACAAGTGATTTATGCCTTTTGATTTTTGAAAACAAATAAGTGCATACATAATGGTAGGAGTTTATCATGCGAACCATTAGTATTCAAGAAGCCAAAGTTGAGATCAGTGTTTACCACTCGTATGGTCATAAGATCAACACGAGTAGCCCTGGTTGGCAAGAAGTTAAGGTCAAGGGTCGCAGGAATAGAAAGAAAGAGATCGTTGTCAAGATCAAACCCAGTGCTGCCAAAGGCAAGACTTGTTCCTATGACGGAGTCCAATACGTGTCGATCAACGAGTGTATTCGTTGTACTGGTATTTCTTACGAAAAGTTGCTGAAAAGCCCGTTGTTCAGCAAAGGACCATTGATCTCAAGTGACTCTTATGGCTCTGGTTGAACTACTGTTTTGTGCTGTCTTTTGTTCCACCAGGGCTTGAACAGTCGTGGTACCATTTGTACATCAGCATCAGCCAAGATCATCAAGTCTTGCATTTGCTGTTGTGCCACCTAGAAATAACGAATTTCGGATGTTCCGAACCACAAACTGAACACTTGATCTTTTTAAGATTGCGTTTCTTTCCTTTCTTGGCTGCACTCATGTTCCTGCGCCATTCGTCGGTTCTGAAGTTTGATTCTTTCCTCTTTTGAATCGTCTCCGGGGATTGCTTCCGGCCAATCATCTTTTCTCGCCTCTTCTCGATGGTTTCTGGCGATTGTTTTCTTCCTTTGGCCTTTTCACTGATCTTCCGGCAGTGTTCAGGAGATCTCGTTTTCCCCGTAAAGTTTTCTTTTGCAATCAAGGATTTCTTCTGTCGCTGTTCTTCAGTCAAGAACGGGCGGGCTCTATTAGAGAAATCAACGTTTCTGTTGTTCTCAGAACAGAGTTGAATGAAGACATTACCAACTTCGTAATGGCCGATGTCGTTTTTCCTTGACATCACGTATTGGCCCTTCTTTCTACCACGCTCGTGCAGATGGCCAGAATCTATCCAGATCCGAAGCCATTCCTCAAAGGTGAGTTTGAATTCTATTTTGTCACCGTTTCGATCGTATCTTCCGATCTTACCGTTACGGTTCACTTTGTTGTCACAATTGAACTTTTGAAGTTGATACGCTGTTTTCAGTTTCCTCAGAAACGTGTTGTCGAAGTTCATGATGAGTTCCTTTAGCAACCAGTTTATGACTTCTTTCTCATGGACGCGAATTTCTTTTTCACCAGAGGACCCAACCAATCTCTCCAGTGCTTGTACAAAAGCACTAGGGTGTAAACCACCGTCAGGATCGTTAGAATCGGGGACAGAATTACACCGATTTTCGCCAATGCCACTTCCGCCCACAGCGGTGGACGTGGCTGCTGACAAGAGCGCCAGCTGACTATCACGGACTTTGACAAGACGAGCAGCTTCGCGCAAATCGTCTTGTGTGGTGTCCTTGCGTTTGAATGGCCACCAGTTTCGCATTATCGGATCTTGCCTTTGATTTCGTGCAGGGCGCTCTTCAAGCTATTGAGCGCTTCACTCAGCGTCATGTTGCCTTGGTAGTAATCGTCGATGATTTTGTCGATCTTGTCATCCTTCTTTTGGATTTCCGCCAGCAGGCGACGGCGCTCCCTTAAAAGGGCGCCAACGGCAATCAGCAACCCCGCAATAACGAGGAGTTCAGGCGGGCCACCGCCGAACAGTGCTGATACGATGAGTTCGATAATTTTGTCCATGATGCGACTCGCTAGGCTTTTCATTTTTATTTATTGATGCCAGCGGTGCGTAAACAGCCAAGTCAAATCACCGGAAACAATCGAAAAACTCAAACAGGCTTGGGTTCGACGCAAACAAAAACTTGGTGGTTCAAGCCCTGGTGGAAGCGAAAGCGCTCTAAAGAAGCTTGAACAACGGATCAGCAATAAGGGAATTCCATCCCTTACCAGTAGCTTTGCGGCACTTGTAGATACTAGGGTACTCGACTGAATCATAAGAACAGCGAGTACCGTTCCCCTTTCCGGGCCCAGGAACAGAACTCAAATACGCCTTAGAACGAGTCCTCCAGGCACCAATGAGTTGTTCACGATTCAAACCAAATTCATCTTGAAGCTGATTCCTGATAGCTGATTTCTGGCGATTGGTAGCGGTCTCAAAGCCGAGCTCAATCATACGAGCCACAACCTTAGCCTTGAGATCACGAGTGATGATCTTCATGCCCTTGGTACTAGCATGCTTGAACGTACCATCACGAACACAATCAAGATGATTGTCCTTGGCAGTTCCGAGATAAAGGTGATCCGGATTACCACAACCAGGATTACTGCATCTATGAAGAACCATCAAACCCATGGGAATAGCCCCATGGTAAACATACCAGGAAACACGATGCGTCTGAGCTTGTGAGAAATCACCATCCAGATAACGAACACAAGTGATACCATACGGAAGCTGAGCATTGACGGGCTTCTGGTGACAACCCGTCCACTCCCAACACCCAGACGAAGATACAACGAACTTAGACTTGAATGTCTCGAGCCACGAAGGATCGAAATCCAAACGATTAGTTGACCGAACGTACTTGGCTTTGGGCTTCTGAGCCTTTGGTATCTTTTGTGTCTTCATTGGCTTCATTGGTTTCATCGGCGAACCAACATA